CTGGGTTCCCCACGAGCCAACAGGATATGTTCGACCTATATATAAGCCAGGACTACCCTAGCGCATTCAACAGTGGGGCGAAATGGTGGCTCCCACCGGTCTGGACAGGTGGCTACCCGTCTCGGACCAATCCAGACAGTGATCTGTTGGCCCGGATCGCAGGCAGACAGCTCGGCATCGCAGCCACTGATCAGAGAGCAATCAGTTACGGTAGTAGCATCGCAGCCGCACTAGCTGCTATGATCGCGGCAGGGGCACAGTAAAACAGAGAAGGGAATAACATGAAACCGATTGATGGACGACAATACCCGCAAGACACAAGAGCAGCATCAACCATCGACCTACGCACGATTATGTCTAACGTCATAAATTGTGCGGTTAGGGGGGAACAACACGAACGGTTACTCTCCAGGTATACGTCGAGCGACATTTTCGCAGGGTACAAGGAGACGCTAGGTGAAGTAGACAAATGGGATGTCTCAAATGCATTAACACCAGAGCGTGAAGAGTCAGCAAAAGTACTGCAGACGATGCAGCTACGCCTGGGTGTGATCGGATCTAAACTCTTAGACGTCAAGCAGCACGTTCCGAATTTCGGCGAGTACTTAGTCAAGTTCATGAATGACATCAAGGCACGGGAAGAGGTAGGTTTGGCATCTACTGGCCTCCCGTATGGCATGAGCTGGATCAGGTGCCCGACTGAACCAATCAAATTCACTAATGCGACAACTATTCCAGGCCCATCACATCCCGCTTCAATCCAATTCGGGAAACTGATGGCTGAGTGGGATAGAGCCGCATTCTCCCCCACCCTGCTTTCACATGCTGAGAGTGCCGCCGGTTTTGATGTTAAGGACCGTGTCACAGGCACTCAAATGGTAACAGTCGAACGAGCCAGGATGTATCACGCACAGCTCGTTGCATACGTCATGCTGTATCCTACCATGTATCTGCACTTCATGTGGCCATTCTGGACCGAATGCTACAAACTCCTAGCCCGTACCAGCAGTTATTGGGAGGAGAGGCTCCGCATACATGAGCTGTGGGACAAGCGACGCGCAGGTCTGCCTCAAAACCAACTCACGTCACTCGTCGCTTCGCTAAATGGTCATGTGACTATGAAGTCCTTCTTTGGCGACAAACCCATTCTATTTGACGCCACTGAGACACTCGATGGGTATCACAAGATGATGGACATCGGCATAGAGCTGGATAAATTGATGCGGCAACCGACCACCACTTCTTGGGGTATTTGGGAAGCCGGCGGTATGATCAGCCCCTACCAGCTGATCATGCAGTACGAATCACTCGATCGTTTACTGGAAGAGATCAATAGAGTGACTGGGGCAATCGGATGGCATACCAAGTCATCCGGTGAGCACATGATTAACGCCATTGGGGCTGATTTTATTTGGAGTGACGGGGATCACTACTCCGAGAATCCATACACCGCACTCTTCGGGCTTAAACCGATAGTAGCGCCGAACAATGCAACTGCGCAGATTGACGATAGACGCCAAGAGAAAGACTGGAATAACGCACCACTGTGGGTAGGAGATGCCAAACCCGCAGGTGAGGGAGCCGACTCCAACAAATACAACCTCCGCTATTCAGTGATGTTCGTAGAAGGGAGACAGAGCATCACAGGAGATGGGTCTGAACTCGAACGGTACTTCATCCCGAGTAACGCCTACCTAGGCGAGCCAGATGCCGTGAGAATCAGATTCTCCTCGTCACTAGAAGACCCAAT